GAAGAGTCGATAATATAGTTTATTACTTCTGTTAATATTAAGAATCTAAGTCAGCCAGGAATTTATCCATTTCCTCTTCACTTAAACCTAATGGATTATTTGGATCATTAGAAAATTCAGGATTCATTCCATATTGGTCAGGATTCATTCCACAGTGCATTCCATATTCTACTGAATCATCTTTACCGCAATTATCACAGTATGCGTCGTCATCAATAGACGACTTACAACAACTAGACCTATAGTCGTCAGGATTCATTCCATATTCATCTGAACCACCTTCGAAACTTCTAAGATTAGCAGTTACGCTTGAAATATCATCATATCCTTCGTTTATAAAAGTATTGAAAGAAACTACTTTAGTGTTTTCATCAAGTTCACCTACTTCAACTGTAGGATATGCTGTAAAATAAGGATCTGGATAAGTAAAAGGTTTTTTACCTTCTTGTTTGTATACCAAGTCATGTGTCATTGCTTTGTATGTAGAGTCATATACCTTATGCGAAAAAGCTGGATCACGTTCAACTACTCTACGATATTGAGAAAGCTTAGGATTCTTGTTAATTAACTTACCTTTTGCATCCCTTGCTTGAATTGCAGAAGCAGGTCCACCGAATCCAGGTTTTTTAAGATCCATATAGTCATTAAATCCTAATAGATCTCGTCTATGTGCGTTAAACATCTCCATCTTATTATACGTTAATTTGTCCAATTCTACTCTCTATAAAGTAGTCAGCACGATAAGTCATACTTACATTATATACTGTAGTAGTTTCATATGCTAATGCCATTTCAGTCAGTTTACCACCAGGAATAACTGATGGAAACTTAAATTCTCTAAATATCTCACCAGCCTTATTAAAGATAACTACCGCAATCTCTCCAACGTAACTTCTCTTAAGACCTTGTGCTCCAGTTTGTGGATTGTATACGACATCATTCCATGCCCTTAGTATATTGTATACGTATGCATTATTTTCTTCATTTAAGTTCACAGTAAAATCGATAGCCAAGTCAACAGTCGTCTTGTCAGGAACAGAACCTGCATAACTTCTAGTAGCAAACTTGTAGTTTTGTTCAACTAGGGAAGCGCCTGATGATTGTAATTCAGGCAGTCCGCCTATTTTTGTAACGTGTTCAACGAGTAGAGAAACATTCGGCCCTCCAATTACAGCTGGGGGAGTTATTATTACCTCGAACTGGTTTAAATAAATAGGCTCGTAGTATTTAACTGCAGCTGTTGAGTTTGTCCAATATGGTAAACCTGCCATTTTGTATCGATTATTTTAGTTATTTATTCTTTCTTCTAGTAAATTATTTAGCTTCTCCACTTTCGCTAGGTGGTTTTACTAGTTCAGTCGTAGGTTCCTCGTCTTCCGTCTCTTCTTCAGTCTCGTCTTCCGCCTCTTCTTCAGTCGATTCTCCCTCTTCAGGAGCAATTATTGGTGATGCTTCTTGCTCTTTAAAAATTCCATCAAAGTCTATTTCTGCCTTAAATCCTACCTGTGCAGACCTATTACTGTAAGTATCGATCTTTACAGAATCTCCTTTAAATTCTAAAAGTAATGAAGGTAATAGAGTCATGAATATTAATTCACTTAAGTTATCTACTGGATCGTACATCGTTGCTTTAGATATAGGCGGCTCTGTTTTATTATCAATAGTCATTCCATCAAATAACCCTCCGCTTGCATAGACTTTAAAGTTATCCCAAGAATTTATAGACTGTCCGTCTAGTGTATCAACCATTCCTGTAGAAAGTTTTAGAGTACAGGTTGGCGTGTTGCTCTCTACACTACTTGTTGATATCTCTCTAAGTACAATTCTATCTGCTTTAAAGGTTATCTTTATATTAGTATTCCTGAAGTACTTGTCGTTTATTGCCTTTTTCTGTTCAACGGTTAGTGGAATTTTATTAGCAGGTGGAGTAGTCTCTACCTTAACCGGCTCACTCTCCGTGCTTTCAGGTTCGTCAGTAGCTGCAGGTATACTGGCATCAGTAGTAGTTGCCGGTAGACCAGCAGCAGTAGTAGTTGCTGGCAGGTTTGATTCATTGACATTTTCACCTAGTTGCGCTTGACCCTTTCCTAATTCTCCAGCAGCAGTAGTTCCGCCTATTTCTCCGTTATCTCCAACCTGTGCAGATGTCTGTTGATTAGTCTTATTTAAGGCGTCAGTAAAGTCGATATTTGCTAAATCATCAGGGTCAGGTTCAACAACATCAGGTATTCCACCAGTTATCGGTCCATTTGTTTGATCTGGTGCTGCTGCTACAATACCGTTCATCTCGTCGGCATATGCCTTAGAGAATGCCATTTTTATGTATTCTGTAGCTAGGTCAAGTTTACGTTTGAAAAGGTTTACTTCGCTAAGGATAACGTAATTTAAGGTTGCGTGACCCTCCATAAACTTTAAGTCTGGATAAATATCTACTTGGTGAAGTTTTCCCTCAACCCAACGCTGATCGTATTTAGCTTCTCCGTCAACTATCGACCATCTCATGTCATAGCTTAAGATTGCTTGAAAAACAAAACCACCATCTTTTATCGCAGCATCATCAGCTCCTTCAAATAAATTATGCATTTTTCTCTTTTCTGTCTCGGGTACGTCTATAGTTTTTCCAGATTTCATTATAGATGTTACATGAGGCACCTAAGAAGTTGATAATACCTACGTATTTCTTCTTCTCTTCACCTTCCATGTTTGCAATCTTAGAACCTAATCGCTTAGCATCATTGACTGACAACTCCTCATCTTCGTCCTTTCCGACCAATTTTTTAAGATCTCCCTTCTTTTCTAATAGTGAATACCTTTCAAATCTTTCGATTGCTCTTTTCATCTTATTTTTAAGATTTATTTACTTTATGATATTCTTGTTTCTAGCAGTTGTCATGTACTGACTAGTGTACTTACCTATTTGAGGAGTACCTTTACCTTTTACTGGACCTTGTGTTAATCCTTGATTAACTTTTGCTGAGCCAGATCGGTCGTTAGCTAAAATGTTTGCTTTTCCTCTATAGCCAGATTCTGCCTTTTTAAAAGCTGACATGAACTGATTGTAATTCATAACTGGATTCGCCATTGTGTGTTAATTTTTTTATTATTTATCTTTTACTATAAAGAAGTTTTATAGTATAATTAACTTAATTAATTCAAATTTAGAAATAATGAAAATTATAACTATCATTTTATTAGTGAGTTCCTTTGTATTTGGACAAAATTACTCAACTGTATATAAAATAAGTAAAAGTGTTAATTTAAAAAACTCATTAAAAAGCAATACTTTAAACTATGTATTGAACCCTCAAAACAATTGGGATAGTTTAGTTAATATAGCAAGTATAGTTGACATAGAATACACTATTAATTTTAAAGACAGTGTTATCACTAAGAAAGTAAACGGCTCGCGAGTAGCTTATTCTAAGTTTAAATTAGACAATATTGACTTTACTAAATCAACAGGTTCGTCTGTCATGTATAAAGGAGGCTTTGTAATAAAATATGAATATGATTTTAAAGAATTTACGTTAGCACTAATTGATGGTTTTCAATACGACATGGTTACTTATGAAAAGACTGGTGTGTTAAGTAATATTAAAGGAATTTCATATAACACACCAGTTTTCCTTGAATATTCAACAGTTCCCGATAAACTTATCGACTTAACTGCATATCTTTCATACGAATACTAGCTAACTTATAGCTTATTTTTAGCAGCCTCTGCAGCAGCCTTTTTAGTTTCTACAAAGCTAATAAGCTCTACTGAATCATTACTTCATTTTACATTAGATTTTCCTCTAGGAACAGCATAAGCAACTAAAAAATTTGCATGTATATCGTTTTCGTTGAAGCCTGGTTTATTTCTTGCCGCCGCAACTTTTACTAACCTAACTTTTTCTTCCAATATATCTAATACTCCTGCTGCAATCGGTGATTGATAACCAGCATACTCAGTCTGTGCGCCGTTCTCTCCTATTAGGTAGGAACATACATCGGTTCCAATTTGTGATATTTGCTTCCAACTAGTACCTTGATTCTTAATCTTAACTTCACCAGTGAGTGTTAGCACCCCGCCTTTCCATACAGTCGCTTTTAATACTCCATTATCTACAAAGAATTTGGCTTTAATTCTTACGTTTCCTTCTCCAGTGGCAGGGTCTTTTGCTGCATTGAACTCAATACTCTTAGTTGGTATCATATTCTCGCCATCTAATGAAGTTTTAAGTGTTTCAGGGCTAGTTGCCTTCTCACCCCTTGTATACATAGCCGGTCCACTATCCGCAAGTTGTTGAATCGTATCTAATACTTTTAAATTAGCAATCTCTTGTTCTTCAAGCGACTCATTTAAACTCCGCCACCTTTTAAAATTTAATATAACGCTCATTCTACCAATTTTTTATTATTTATCTTTTGCACTATTATTTTTTATTAAATCCCAAGATATTTTAAGTTTTTAGGTATCATAAGTTTTAGTATTATTAATATATGCCAGAATTAGCCGAAATAAAAATCATGTCAGACTATATAAACGATGTCTGCGAAACCAATAATTTTACTAGTTTTTTATTTTCTGAGAGTGCTTGGGATAGAGGACTTGGAATAACTATACCTAGTGATTTACAGATATTTAGTATTCAGGCCGATGCAAAAGGTAAGGAGCTTATGCTGTCAATCATTCAAGGCCAAGAGATATTTATGAAAATAAGCTGCTCAATGGGAATGTCAGGTCATTGGGTGTATATCAAAAACGGCGAAGCGATGCCTAATCACGTGCATATGATCTTTAGATCAGTCGCGCTCGACTCATTATGTCTAGTAGATGTTCGCCGTTTTGCTAAATGGAAGGTCGTTGAGGACTGGTCACAGAGTCGTGGCCCATGTCCAGTCGAAGACCACGAAAGGTTTCTTGAAAACATCAATAATAACATCAATCGTTCAGTCTTTTCAAAACCAATCTGCGAGTTATTATTAGACCAGAGATTTTTTAACGGGATAGGTAATTATCTTAGGGCAGAGATACTATATCGTGCCTCTCAAGATCCATTTGAGGAAGCCAGGAAGGCCCTATCTAGTAATCCATTGATTACTGAATTATGTAAAAGAATCCCATTAGAAGCCTACCAATTAGGTGGAGGTCAGTTAAAAGACTGGGAGAGTCCATTTAAGATACTTAAGTTTAGTTTTGAGAGTTGGATTCAATGCTATGGAAAGTCTCAAAAACAAGTAGATGGTACTGGCAGAACTATCTGGTATCACCAGAGTCAATTAAAACCAGAAGCAACTGTCTTAGTTCTATAGTAAGAATTAAAATTACCTTAATACCGCAAAGAATACGCCTTTCAAATGTTGATATAGAAACTCATTTCAACATAACTTAAATTAAATAGATGGAAATAGACCTTAATTTTTCACCAAGACCTCAACAGACTGAGATGTTAGAGTTTGTTAAGAGATCAATAAACTTAGGTAAAAAATTCATCATGATTGAGGCACCAACTGGTGTAGGTAAGTCATATGCATCAGTTATGATAGCTGAATGGTATCGTAACAGTTTTTCAAAAAAGGCAAAAGTTGATATATTAACTAATTCTAAACTTTTACAAGAGCAGTATATTAAAGATTTTCCTTTTATGGCAAATCTAAAAGGCAAGACTAATTATTTCTGTAGAAGACAAAACATGAACTGCGGAGAAGCAGCAGTTTTAAACACAGCAGGCGAAACTAAGTGTCATCCGTGTCCATATAAATTAGCACAGTCTAAGTTTTTACGTAGTCCGCTAAGTCTTACTAATTTTCACTTAATAACTGCATATTCAATGTATTCTCCAGATATGCTAATCGAGAGAAAATCAAAGCTTCTAATTATAGACGAGTCTCACTCTTTTGAGGATACTTTTTGTGACTTTATTTCATCCGTATATTCTGAACGATCTATAAAAGCACTAGATATATGGAGAGATTGGATGGAAAAGGATCTTTCTGAGATCTCATCACTTGCTGAACTATCTGAATACACAAGTTCAGTAATAATTACTTTATTAGATCAAAAATTCGAAGAACTCATAGGTGAATCAAAGGAAGCTCGAACAAAAAAGAAAAAAATAGAGTTCTTACGTAAAGCTGATCATGTCGATAAGACTCTCTGTAAGTTTAATAGATTTGTTAAAGACAAGGAAAATTACAAAAACAATTGGATTTTTGAAAAGGATCTAGACCAGTTTGGTAAAATTAGGATCCTAGTCGAACCTATTTGGGGAAATATCTACCTCAATGACCTATTTTGGAGAGAATACGATCATGTGATTATGATGTCAGGTACCATTCTTAATCAGGAACTTTTCTCCTTTATTATGGGAGTAGAAGAAGACCAGGTGAGCTACTTGTCTTTACCGTGTCCATTCGTTGCTGAAAAACGGCCGATTATCTACCTAAAATTCGGTAAGATGTCATACTACAATAAGAAAGATACCTTTAGCAGAGCCGTTCCTATCTTAGGCAAAATTCTTGAAAAAAATCATGAAGTAAAGGGTATAATTCATACTTCAAACTATGAGTTTAGTAATTGGATAAAGTCTTCAATTAAAGATTCACGATTGATCTTTCATGATTCTTCAACTAGGGAAGCATCTCTAGAAAAACATCTAAGATCCCAAAATTCAACCGTTTTAGTTTCACCATCTATGATTAATGGAATAGATCTAAAAGACAATCTTTCCCGGTTTCAAGTAATATTAAAAGTACCTTTTCCTAATTTACTTAGTACTAAGATTAAAAAAAGACTTGAGACTCGTAAAGAATGGTATAATTGGAAGTCCCTAGTAGATCTTCTTCAAGCTTATGGTAGATCAATAAGAAATGACGATGATTGGGCAGAGACCTATATCCTAGACGAATGTTTTGATCAGATACTTGAAAATAACAACGTACCTCAATACTTTTTAGATGCACTAAAAATAAAAAAATTAAACAAATAAAAGTCAATGGCTAAACAGAAAGCAATCGAAAGTAAGTATCAAAAATTAACAGATACTGAGCACGTACTACTTAGACCATCTATGTATATCGGATCAGTTGCCATTCATACAGGCGATCAATACTTATACGATGGTGAAAAAGTAACTATTGAAGAAGTCCACTACAATCCAGGTTTTATCAAGCTGTTTGATGAAATCGTTTCAAATTCAGTCGATGAACATCGTCGTAATCCTAAATTAAATGAGATTAGAGTAACGATTAACTTAGATACTACTGGAATTACTATTTGGGATAATGGCGGAATTCCTGTCGAGAAACATCCAGTCCATAAAGAATGGATTCCAGAAATGATTTTTTCAAATCTTAAAGCGGGTTCAAATTTCGATGATTCAGAACAACGCACCGTTGCTGGAACAAACGGAGTAGGTTCAACCCTAACTAATATCTTTAGTAAGTCATTTTCTATTTCTACTTGTGATGGTAAAAATAGGTTTGACCAAACGTTTACCAATAATATGAGTAAACGTAGTAATGCTAAAATTAATCCAGCAAAGAGAGGATTTACTGAAATCGAATTCTTTCCAGATCTAGAAAGATTTAAAATGAAACATATAGATGAAGTCTCATTTAAGATTCTATTTAAAAGATGCCTAGATTTAGTTGCGTGTAATAATAAACTGACCCTAAAACTTACTAAGATAAAAGATGGTATCAAAAATGACTTTGTTCTTAAGTTCAAAAGTTTTGAAGAGTATATTCAATTATATTCACAGGAATATTTCTTTGAAGAGACTCGAGATTGGAAGATAGGTTTTGCAAAGTCTGAAAATGGCTTTCAAAATGTTAGTTTTGTTAATTCAGTACACACTAAAGACGGTGGAACACACGTTGAATACATCACTAATCAACTCATTGCACAGCTAAGAGAAATGATTAAGAAGAAGCATAGAGTTGACGTAAAACCTAGTGATATCAGAAATCATATATACGTTTTTATCGATTCAACTGTCGTAAATTCATTTTTTAGCTCACAAACTAAGGAAAAGCTGATTACTGAGATCAAAGATTTTGGGACGCGACATGAGGTGACTGATAAAATTGCAAAACTAGTCTTTAAGTCAGAGATAATTGAATCTGTATTAGACTGGATCGAGAAAAAAGCACTTGCTCAAGAGCGAGCAGAGCTTAGAAAGCTAAATAAAGACCTAGATAAGACTAAAATTCCCAAGTTAATCGATGCACAACGTAAAGGTGATCGCGGTGTATGTGTTTTAGGAATATATGAAGGTCTATCCGCACTATCTGCCGTTCGTAAGTTTCGTGACACACAAACAGTCGGCGCATTTCCACTAAAAGGTAAATTTATCAACGTTAGTGAGATGAAAAGCTCTGAAATAATAAAAAACGATGAGGCTATTCAGCTAATGGCTTCCCTAGGACTTAAATTAGGCGAAGAACCGAGAAATTTAAGGTACGGTCGAGTCTACATCTACACTGATGCCGATCCTGATGGAAATTCAATCGCTTCTCTACTAATTAACTTCTTTGATAGGTATTGGCCCGAACTATTTGATCAGGGTCGAATCTACAAAGTAATGACACCCCTAGTCGTTGCTAAAAAAGCAAATAAGAAGATAAATTTTTACACAAATCATGAATTTGATAAGTGGTGTACTAAAAACAATCTTAATTCTTGGGAGATAGAGTATAAAAAAGGGCTAGCTGCCTTAGAGGACGACGAATATGAAGAAATCATAAAAAATCCCTATTTAATTCAACTCAAGAATGATAAGTTGTATAAAGAGTCACTAGAAGCATGGTTTGGTGGTGATTCTAAACCTAGAAAAGAACGAATATTAGCTACAAATGAAGTATTATAACGAACATCAGCGTGCACCAAAGTTTATATTTCTTTGGTTAGTAATTATCCTAAGTATAATTGGCTCTTCTTACCTATTAATTAGAACTTTTTTATAACCCAAGAGTATTAATAAGAAAAGTAAAAACAATTTTTAAAAATTACAAGGAATATGATAGCTATTAAATTTATTGCAGCAACAGCCATATTAGCTCTTTGGCTTGTATTAACAGTCCTAGCTGTTGCACTTATCGTAGATTCAATTAAATACTTTAAAAAAGATAGATGAGTATACTATTATCCTATAACACAACCTATAAAAAATTATTTTAAATGCGGCCAGAAGTAAAGACAGTTACTGACTATTTAGATAGCGACTATAGAGAATACGCTAAATATGTAGTTGAAGAAAGAGCTATACCTTCTGTAATAGACGGATTTAAACCTACTCAACGTAAGATAATTTTCGTTGCAAATAAGGTCTGGAGGAACGGTTCAGAAAAACCATTGAAGATATTTCAATTAGCTGGAAAAGTTGCCTCAGATGCCCATTATCATCATGGTGATGGCTCCTTAAACGGCGCAATAGTGACAATGGCGCAAAAGTTTAAAAACTCAATGCCTGTCCTAGATTCAATAGGTCAATTTGGTTCATTAAGGTCACCTGAGGCAGGTGCACCTAGATATATTTCAACAAAGTTACACCAAAACTTTAGACTGCTATATAAAGACTTTGAATTACTTGAGTCGAGATATGAAGAAGGCAACGAGATAGAACCTAACTATTTTCTTCCAATAATACCTACTGTTCTCCTAAATGGAGGTAGCGGAATTGCAGTAGGTTTTGCTACAAATATATTAAATCGTAATCCATTAACACTTGTTGATGCTTGCCTAAAAAAACTTAATGGTGGCACCTTTCAGGACCCTACACCATGGTATTTAGAGTTTAATGGAGAGTGTATCCAAAATCCAGAATCACACCTTTCTTGGACGTTTAGAGGTAACTATGAGATAAAAAACACATCAACCGTTAGAATCTTAGAACTTCCTCCGTCTGTTACCTATGAAAAATTCGACCAGCACCTAATTAACATAGAAGATAAGCGTAACATTGCAGCATACGAAAATAACTGTAAATCTAATATCGACTATACTCTAAAGTTTAGAAGAGAAGATTTAAAGACGATAAAAGACTCAGCTAAGCTAGAAAGACTCATTAAAATGGAGGAGAGACAGACTGAAAACTTCACTGTCTTGGACGAAAACGGTAAACTTAAGATCTTTACATCAGCTAAAGAGATAATAGAATATTTTGTAGATTTTAGGCTTACTTACTATTTAAAGAGAAAAAGATACATTATCAATAGGCTCGAATCAGAGCTATTAGTTCTTTCAAACCGTGCACGTTTCATCAAAGCAATAATAGATGAAGAACTAATAGTAAACAATGTTCCTAAAAGTCAAATTTTACTATACCTTGAGACCTCTAACTTTGATGAAGTTGATGATTCATACTCATATCTGTTAAATATGCCCATTCATACTCTTACTTTTGAGAAGTTTCAAGAATTGCTTTCTCAAGTAGAAAATAGGCAACTTGAGCTCAGCGATATTAAAAAAATAGAACCGATTAATATGTATAAAAGTGATCTTTTAGAGCTAAAGAAGGCGCTAAGTAAAACTTTTACCTCTTAATCAAGTATAATCATTATTAAAAACATAAAAATGTCAGAATTTTCAAAACAATATTGTGAGTCTACCGACCATGGATTTGCACCAGACTTTGACGTATTAGAAATAGCTAATACTTTAAATAAAGGCTATTATGTTCCGCAGATATGCGAAGGCTATGGCTTTATCGGTATAGCAAAAGACGATAGTTCAAATATTATCCTTGCCTTTAGAGCAAATAACGATGAAATAGAATGGAAAAAATACTCAGAAGTAATCATATGAAATCATTAATCCTTTTCTTACTAATAAACGTAAGCGCATTTTCCCAAACTTGCAAAAGCGAAGTAACCTATTCTGTAGACAATAATCTAGCGAATATTGAGTGGTCAAACCTTGCTGCCGATGTAGTAATAA